TAACAAAGCTACAGAAAGAAGCTGTAAAAGATAAACGCCGCCATGATGATGTTTTAGCTTTACTTTCTAACCCGACAGCCGTGTCGGTTTTTGGAGCGGGTGCTGCGGCTTTGGCTTTGGGTGCTATAGCTCCAACTTTTATTAAATTGTTAGAGGAAAGAGTGGGTGCACTAAGTGATGACATTAAAGACGGCATAAAGGCCACTTTTGATTTTCTAAATCCTATACCTGAAATTGACGCCTTTTTACAATCTATTAATCCGCTAGCTGGCGAGGGTGGCGGAGGACCTTTTGGATTTAAGGCAATGGAAAGAAGGAAAAAAGAATTGGCGGAGTTTGCGAAACAACTGAACGGAGAGTAAATGGATTTTACAGCACTTATACCACTGTTAAAGATTTTCGAGGAAAGCGGGGCGGTCTCACCTAAGCGCCCTACTTTCCGACCGCCAAAAGATGATGAAAGGGGAATAACCCCACCTAGTAAGGAACTGCCTGACTTAGGGCTTTTACACCACTTCAAATAACCATGGAAATTGACGCTGTCCACCTAATAGTCTATTTTACAATATGGACAATTTTTTATTTTTATCTGAGTCATTATATTGCTGAGTTAAGCAGGAAACGGTGGACTAGTTGGGTACAATCAGAAGATAGTGACGAAATTTTAATGGAGGCTTTGGAAGTTATTGTTAACGAAATTGATGATAGAATACACGAAAAACTGGAACAATTTCAATCTTCTTTTTTTGGTTCACTTGGAGCTGCTAGCAAAAAATTAGACCAAGCAACAGGCCAAGCAACAATTAAAGCTTTAACAAAAGACAACCCAGTGATGGGTTTTGTAGCCGAATACCTAACCAAAAGGGCTAATTTAGATATGTTTCAGGGTCAAAACTCCGGGAGTAACGTCTCAGAAAAGCCAAAAGAAAGTAAAAACTTAGGGTTAAATAAATAATATATACATAAAATATAGGTATGACGGATTATTATTTTAATAAAATATATACTTTTTGTATTTGAGTGTCACCCATTCCATTATTTTATGTATATACTTAAATAGGGGTTCCTTACTACTAAATACAAGGTGAGACCATGAAAATGTCATACGAACAATTAAAGCAAGTATGTCGCTGTACATTTCGCGGCAACAGAAACGGTAGGTATTGTATCCACTGTAGAAACTTTAAACACGACGGAAGTGATTAAATGATTTGTGAAAAGTGCAATAAGATGTGCAAAGCAATTTACCCTGCACTATCATTAATGGTGTGTCCTGAATGTAGAGTTGTATATTGTCCTATAGTATCGGAGTACAAGTAATGGGTAGTTATCGCTCAGGTAGATACCCGCACCATGAAGGGAAGCTAAAACAAATAGCGCTTAAGTTTCCTATAACAGCATGGTGGTACATCTTAGCTAAAAGGAGGTGTGCATATTTAGAACAGTCCTTTTCGGACTATGTCCGAGATTTAGTAAAACAAGACATAAAAAAATATAGATATACTAAGATGTGGAGTTGTGAATGCGAGGACCCACGAGGGAAACCACTATTAAATTTTAAGAGACAACACTATTGTCCTGCTTGTGGAAAGTATCAATCTGCACATCACGAACAGTTATATAACAAAGGTTAATGCACAGAAGGGCGACGGATGGCCGCCCCACTCAGTCAAAGGAGAACACCAAAACATGGCAGTCAGAAGAAAAACACGCAGAACGTCACGCAGACGCAAATCCAGTTTTAGCGTTAATTTAATAGAAACAGGGGCCGGCCTTGCATTCCTCGATGCAAGCAACGCAGGAACCGCAGCACAATCATTTTTAAAAGGAGATATTAAGGGCGGATTGAATACGCTCTCATCTGCTTTTAAATCTAACAAAGACCAGATGGTCAGAATCGGAGCGGGAGCACTGGCTGCCAAACTGGTTGTATCAAGTCTTGGAGGTTCCAAGATACTAGGAGCAATAGGTCCGCTCAAACTAAGGGCCTAAGGAAATAACGATGGCGATAGTAGTAACACGTAGTGAAAGTCAGCTAAGCGCAACTGGGGCCTTTCAGGCCATGGATAATATTGGGACGGCTTCGGTTAGTTCCAGTTTTACCGTGCCTCAAGGAGTCTCGGCCATAAAACAGCTTACAATAGCTGTTAGCGCAGATGGAAGTGAGGAATTTGTCCCACTTGTAAAGATATCAGGAAACGCAATGCGTGATGGAGACGCAGTATTCAGCGGGCAAGCCGCTAGTGCATACACCACCACAACAGGCGCAGCAAGTAACTCAATCCAGTACGATACGGATTTAGCAGTACAACCCGGAAACTCTTGCGAGTTTAGTATAGCTACAACGGACAACGCAACCATTAGTGCTTGTGTAACAGCGCAGTTTGCCTAAACGCAACGCAAACAGCCCTTGGGGGTCAGCCTACAAGGAAGGGCTACCCACAACCGCAGTAAATGACACAATAGACATTAACCAAGAACTATTCCCATCAGTGGACACTGGGTTTATTGATGTTAAGACAGGAAAGTGGAACGGGATAGTTGCAAGTGATGAACAATTTAACATAATGCAATTAGATAGTGGCATTGCTAACGGTGGAGCAATATTAACACCTTCTAGTAATCCTGACGGCACATGGCCGTTAGATATGACAGGTTACAATGATATATTTATTGCAATTAAAACAACTAACGCAGGTAATTATGAAATTATAGCGGTAATGGGTCCAGACAGCAGTCCTTTTGCTAACCTAAGCCCCGTTAATGCTGCTTCCAAATTAAGAGGTAACGCTTACCCACAACAAGCTTTTCATAGTGATTTTGAAGATTTATTTGACGAAGGTGCCGAAGCATTAACAGCTAACGTGTGGAATATATTTATAATTGAAAACGTTTTAAAAAATCAAAAGCTCTTAAGGTTTAAAATTACCAATGATAGCGGCGGTTCTGCTGATATTGAAACCGCATTTATGAGGGTGGTTTGATTTAGCATGCCTAAAAAGAAACTAACTAAAGCACAAGCTACTCGAAAACTTGCTACTTGTTTTAGATTAATTTATGATTTAACACTAGATAAAATGGGACATCCTACTAGTAATGTATCTATGTCTATGGCTAAATTATTAGATTTACAAAAACAAATTAAAAATGCAATGGTTCGAACTGCTAAATGAGCACTACCATATACAATGTCGAACTCCCAGACTGGTTTAATGACAGCAGAACAGTGGAACAGTTACTTGTTAGAGTGGTCTTGGCATATCTTACAGGAAAAGAAACAGGACTTATCTAATGAGCTACGCATTAATTCCCGATGGTTACTCACTAAAGAAGGTAACAAAGCTACAGAAAGAAGCTGTAAAAGATAAACGCCGCCATGATGATGTTTTAGCTTTACTTTCTAACCCGACAGCCGTGTCGGTTTTTGGAGCGGGTGCTGCGGCTTTGGCTTTGGGTGCTATAGCTCCAACTTTTATTA